AATAAAGGCTATTGCAATAGACAGGGATTCTGAACTCCTAGATAGGAATAAACCTATAAACGGCGAAAAGCTTTCAGGTGTTAAAGTAAAGCGCGTTAATGGACGCGCAATGTCTTATGCTGATAGGCATAGGGGCAATTGGTTTAAACCTGAGTACGACTTAACAGAGATACAGATAGCTCAAGATACAGATAGTTTTTTATATAAAGCTATTCAAAAAAAAGTAGAGCGCTTTGTGCTTGCTGGGTGGGAATTAGTTGGCAATGATCAAGAAACTTTAACTTATGTTAAGAGACGTTTAAAAGAAATAGAGTTGGTATCTGGTCAACCCTTTGACTTATTAATGTCGAGTTTGGCTCATGATTTGATTAGATACTCAAATCATGCTTGGGTCAAGGTAAGAAATAAAGATGCTTCTACGGGCGAACTGCGCACTGTAAATGGAAAAAGTATTGAGCCAGTAGCAGGGTACTTTGTTTTACCTTTTGAAACTTTATGGTTTAAAGTAAAAAGAAATGGTGAAATAAAAAAAATAATGCAAGAACAACCCAATACCGGTCGATGGAAAGAATTCGCTCCTGAAGATATTGTTCATTTTTATACTAATAAAAAACCAGGATTTACTATGGGAACTCCTGAGCTTTTACCCGTACTAGAAGACATAGCTTTACTTAGGCGTTTAGAAGAATCTATTGAAAACATGATAGATGCGAACTTGCACCCTCTGTTCCACTATACTGTAGGTAATGACAACATGCCTGAAAGGTACAGCCCAGACGGAATGAAAGAATCCGATATGGTTAGAGAAACTATCGAATACATGCCTTCCGGGGGAGTATGTGTTTCTGACCATAGGCATAAGATTCAAGCAATTGGTTCGGAAGGAAAAGCTTTAAAAATAGAAGACTATTTAGCATATTTCAAAAAAAGAGTTTATGCGGGGTTAGGTGTCTCTCCAATGGATATGGGGGAAGCAGACTCTGCAAATCGATCCACTGCAAACACATTGTCTAAAATAGCTACGCAAAGCGTAGAGGCTTTACAAAGATACGTAAAAACCTTTATTGAAACTTATGTAATTAGCGAACTTTTGCTAGAAGGTGGTTTCGAAGAAGCTCTTTTAGATTCAAATAAAATGGTGACTATTAAATTCGGCTCTGTAGATAAAGAAGAAAAATCTAAAGAAGAAAACCAAACTATTCAACTTTGGCTCAACAACTTAATCTCGGAAGGAGAAGCCAGGAAACGGCTTGGAGAGCAACCAGTTGAAAGTGATATGCGAGACGAAACCTATTTTAAACTTTATCAAGAACCCCTGGCTTTACTAAAAGCGATGGGTCCATTTAGCTCTGCTTCTGACGCTCTAGCTAAATCTGCTTCTTCCTCTATTAGTGAAGAAGGTAATAAAAAAGAAGAGGCTAATTCGGAAAAGCAATTTAAACAAACAGGTCCTGGTCTTGGTGAAAAACAAAGTGCTAAAAATTTATCTAATAATATTAGCAGGCCTGCAAATCAAGAAGGAGTAAGAGCTTCACCAAAGTTTAGTAAAGATACTTTGGATTTGTTTGATCAAATTAAATCTGGAGAAAATTTAGTATTTTTGTTAGAAACACTTGAAAAAACAGAAACTGTTAAATAATAATTTTAATAATTTAAAAACAGAGGAAAAAATGTCTAAAATAATCAAATACAATGATTACGTCCAGATTGCTCCTGATCAAAGAATAATGTCTTTAAAAAAAGATCATAAAATTAAAATGATTGATCACATGCTGGAGCGCAGTCATGGCGGCGGAAAAGGTCTTGTTATTACATACGACTTGAGTCATTCCGGAAGAAGAATCAACAATAGGATCTATTCTACTAAAGGTCAGCAAAGAGGAATAGAATCATTGACTAGCCCTTACCCTAAGCCAATATTAAAAAATCACGACCAGTCTGGAGAGCCTATTGGTCGATTTATTGGTGGGGAGTGGCAAAACCTTTACGACGAAGCTAAAGAGTTTTTACAATCTTCCCAAGCAGTACTAGATATTCATAATGCTTTTTCTGGTGACGATCCAGAGAAAATCTATGATACTCTCAAGGCAATGAATTTAATAGAAAATCGCCAATGGCCAGGATTAGGGCGTATGAGAGTTCAAGCTAATATAACTGACGAAGAAGCTATTAAAAAATTCATGGATGGGCGCTATCTTACTTTTTCTGCAGGGAGTACTACAAATAGGCACGTTTGTTCTATTTGTAAAACTGATTGGGCTGAAGACGGGATGTGCGAGCACCGTCATGGAAAAAGTTACGACGGAGAAATTTGTGTATTTATTACAGGTGATTTTCTAGTTATGGAAGGCTCTGTAGTCAATACACCCGCAGACGATTTGTCTCAAATAGTCCATATGGAAATGATAGATTCGGAAGATGCTACGAAAACAATTACTGATAATAATATATATATAGATGAGTTTATCATGACAGACTCTAAATACGACCTAGAGGAAGTAAATGAATTACAAGCAGCCAAGCAAATCGATGCCTACCAAGAAAAAACCAAAGAAGAAAAAGAAGAAGGCTCCAAAAAAGAAATAGCTAAAAAGTTTGATCACGAAATGAGCATATCTGAATCTCAAATGATGGAGTTGCATCAAAAGGGTGAAACTTACATTACTCAGCGCGGCGATAATCAAAGTATGATTATTAAAGTCAAGTATTCAGGTAAAATGCGCAAAGACGACTTGGGGAAAAATGATTTTTCTTTATTTGAAACTGAAGTAAATGAGCTTATAGAAGAGTTGACAGACGAAAAGAGTTTTAAAGTTCCGTCTGGAGCAAAAGGTAACGCTCAAAAAGTTCTCAACTGGAAAAAAGAGAAAGGCTCGGAGGTCAAAGGGATGACTCCGGTAGGTTGGGCTAGAGCTAGGCAGTTGGCTACTAAATCTGAAATAGGTTTATCTACAGTAAAAAGAATGGCAGCATTTAATAGACATAGGAAAAACGCTGCTGTAGATCCAAAATACAAGTCAGAGCCCTGGAAAGACAGGGGCTACGTAGCTTGGCTAGGTTGGGGAGGAAATTCAGGTATCGATTGGGCTATTAAAATTAGTAGTGCCAATGACAGTTTGTATACTGGCGCAAGTGAGGAAAATAAAGAATTGGTTACAAAACCAATAAATGAAATAATTGGAGATTTTGACTTAGATGCTTATAAATCTTCTCCAAAAGGAGAGGGTGCTAAGACGCCTGCAAAACCCTCAGAAAAAATCAAAGGCTCTAAAAAGAACAAAGAGGGGTCTGCAAAAAAAGCAAACTCTAAAATTGAAGTTGGCTCTGTACTCAACTCTTTAAAAGAAAAAGTCTCTTCTCATAACAAAAAGCATGGCAAAGAAAAAGGCAAACGAGTTACTCTTGGAATGTTAAAAGCTGTTTACCGAAGAGGAGCTGGTGCATTTTCTTCGACTCACAGACCTGGAATGTCTAGATCGGGTTGGGGAGTCGCTCGCGTAAACGCATTTTTAAAACTTGTAAGAAGTGGACGACCGTCTAATCCAAAATATAAGCAAGACAATGATTTGCTACCTGGGGGACATCCTAGGAAATCATCTACAAAATCTACAAAACAAAAGGACTTTAATATGGTAGATAAAGAAACTACAAAAGAGTTGGAAACTTTGATTGAAGCGGAAGACTCGGAGAAAGATGCAGACTTGGAAATTGAGACTGTAGAACCAACAGAAGCACAACAGGAAGTTCACGACGAATCTTTAAGTGAGGATGATGACGAGACTCTTGATGCAGAAGATCACTCTGAAGTTGATTGGGAATTTTTAGATTTCACAATACAAGGGATGCTGGTTCAAGAAGACGCCCAGCTTACAGCTGAGCAACGCAAAGAGTTGCCAGATTCAGTATTTTGCGGACCAGAAAGGTCTTTTCCAATCCCGGACTGCGCACACGTCACAGCAGCTAAAAGACTTGTTGGTAGGTACAAAGGGTCTGATGCTACAAAAGCTAAAATCATTGCCTGCGTAAATAAAAAAGCATCTGCATTGTCTTGCGATAAATCTGAAGATTATATGCAGCTTAGAAAAGATTTCGAAGAGTTGCAATCGCATTATGCAGATTTGGAAGACAAGTTCAAAACTGTGCTTGAGTCTCTTGTTGTAAAAAGTAAGAAAAAAGATGCAGAAGAAGTTGAAATAAATGATAATGATGCTTTAATTGATGATAAGACAA